CTCGCGCATCGGCGAACTGCTGCCCCATGAGTGGAAGCGGCGGCAGACCACGGACCCGCCCCAGGCGCACCTCCTACCTCCGCCCTGAACACCCTTCCGGTCGCGGCGCTCGCCGAACACGGCACCCATCCGTCTTCAACCGCTCTCCACACGTCACTCGCCGGACGGTTACGGTGCCGGATACGCGTGAACGGATTCGGTGCTGCTCGTTGAGCGCGCGTCTACTCTGCCGGACCTGCGGCTGGTTTCGTCGGTCGTCCTGGTCCTTGGGAGTCGGATTGGGAGCGGACTTGCGAGGAGCGCTTCGCGCTGTGCGTGTCTCCGCCCACTGCCCCGATGCTGTGGGGACTTGGGGTGGGCCTGCTCCGATGGACCTGAACCGGGCCCGAACTTGAGGAGAGGGGGGGCGCTGTGCGGCTCTTTTCTCCGCTGTGATGTGAGGGGCGGTCTTGCACTGATGGGCTTGTGCTGGGGCCGCGCTTGGGGGGCATCTTCAGCCAGCCTTTGGGCGCCTCCTTGCCTCGGTCATCAAGGCGGGGGCTTGGTGGTCCTGTCTCTTGGCCTTCGGTGAGTGGGGCTCGGCGGCGGACTCACAGCCGCCTTGATGCTTTCGCCACGGTGGACAGGAGGCTTTCGTCGATGGCGTGGGCTGGTCTGGTTCGCGTGAAATTGCTGCAATTATTGAAAATCAAGAATTTCGATGGTCGCCGTCTTGATGGCGAGGGCCCGTGTGACTGGGGGGCGTTCTTCCTCGTGATTCGAACGGAACGAAAGGGTCGACCGATGGCGACTGAGTTGCGGTGTGTGCTCGCGGTGCTGTGCTCGTGGGGGCTGGTGGCTTGTGGTGCGGGGCCTGACGCGGTGGAACCTTCGCCAGCTGGCTTGGCGAGCGAAACGGCGGCGATCGCGACAGTGGGGGAGGGGTTCGCCTATGTCGACCCCAATCAGCCGGAGGTGAATCCGAACTACCTCTACAACTCCACGGGCGGTGCGATCACCTACGAGACCCTGGCTGGGTTCACGGGGCGGTACAAGGTCCGTATGGCGGGCCTTGGGCGTGCCGCCGGTGACGTCCAGGTCGTCGCGTATGGCCCGACGCCTGAGCGCTGTCGCGTCAACAATTGGACCCCGGAGGGCACCACGCTCGCCATCTACGTCTGGTGTCATGCTCCCAATGGCGACCCTGCGGCGAGCGCCTTCATCGTGTCCTTCCTCGACATGACGGGGATGTTCCAGACCTATCCTTTGGGGGCTTACCTCTGGAGCGGTGCTGCGACCGCGACCACCATTCCTGGGGCTATCTCCGTTCCCACCAACTACCAGTGGAACTCGACGGGGGTGGCCAACTCCGTCACGCAGACCGCGACCGGGCGCTACACCGTCACCCTGCCCGGCATGAACTTCTCGAACGCGAGCGTGCATGTGACTGCATATGGCGGCGCCACAGCGCAGCACTGCAAGGTGCTCAGCTGGGGCGCCGGAGCCGTCGCCACGGTGTACGTGGGCTGCTACGACACGGCGGGGAACCCCGTCGATAGCATGTTCACGTTCTCGTTCGAGCGCGAGGCCCTGTTCCCCAACCACGTCGGCGGCCATGCGTGGATCAACGGCCCCACCAGCGCGCCTGCGGCCTATCAAAAGCTCGCGAATGAGGTCATCTGCATCGCCCCGGGGACGGCCAGCGTCTCTCATCCCGAGGACAACTACGTCGTGAGCTTCAGCAAGTCCGGCGCCTTCAACCACTCGATGTCCATGGTGACCGGCTACGGCGCCACCTCGAACTACTGCAAGGTGGTGCGGTGGATCGCCGGACCGGGCCCCACCGAGACGTGGGTTGAGGTGCGGTGCTTTGACAAGGACGGCGTGATGAGCCCGTCCTCCTTCACCGTCACATACACGTCCGCCTACGGCGTCGGGCCCTGTTGACCCAGGGTGAGTAGTGGGTCGGGGCCACTCGCTCGGGTGGCCTTCGGGCCTGCTTCTCCGCTTGCTTGCTGCGACCACCGGGTGCGGCTAGCTTGCCTCCGGCGCCTGTCCACGGACGGTTCTTCCGTCCGTGCCTTCATCGGCCTCAAGGCGGGTGGGCAGGTCGCGATGCGGGCAACGGCGCATCCACGCACGAGTGGCGGAACTGGCAGACGCAGCGGACTTAAAATCCGCTGGCCCGTAAGGGCCGTCCGGGTTCGATTCCCGGCTCGTGCACTGTTTTCCTCAGTCGTTACGACTGGTTAGCGATTCGCTCCGTCCGTGTCGCACGTATGTCGCACGCTGGCGCGAGCAGGGCATCGAGGACGTTGACCGCCTCCATGCGCGTATCGGGGCTCAAGTGGGCATAGCGCATCGTCATCTCGATGGTGGCGTGCCCCATCAGCTCTTGAATCACCTTCAGCGGAACCCCCTTCATCGCGAGGTGGCTTCCGTAGGTATGCCGCAGGTCGTGCCAGCCGATGACACCCGCTGTGCGCGTGATCCCCGCAGCTCGGAGGGCACGCCCCAGGGGAGCCGACATCTTGCCTTTGGTGAGTAGCTGCCCATCTTCTTGGCAGAAGACGAACTTTCCCCTCAGGTGCCGGTGGGCCTTGAGGGCTTCCACCACGGACAGAGGTAGTTCGACTGCCCGCTCGCGCCCGCTCTTCGGCAATCCTTCCACCCCTCGCCAGATGCTTCGGCGGACGTGGAGTGTGCGGCGGGGCAGGTCCAGGTCGCTCCACTGGAGGCCAATCAGTTCTCCCTGCCGAAGCCCCGCCTTGATTGCGACGAAGAGTGCGGCGCGCCATTCCGGCTCCGCGACGGCGAGAAGGTGCTCAGCTTCCTCGAACGACAGGAAGTCGAAGGGCGGCTTCGGTAGCCCTTTGAAGAGCTTCACTTTCGTCGCCCGAGGGATGACCCCTTGCTCTTCTGCGAGTGCCAGCAGCTTTTGAAGCACGGCCAGGACGTTGTTGATCGTCTTCAAGCTCAGGGGCTTGGGCTCGCGGTTGAGTCGCTTCCGAATAGCCCGCGCCGATGCCGAGTCCTGCTGCTTGTGCGCCGCAGAGTTCTTCTTGCGCATCAGCTTCTTGAAGTTCTCGATCTCAGCCGACCCAATGCTCGAAAGAGCCATTGCCCCAAAGAACGGAAGTATGTGGTCCCTGAGAATCTGCCGCTTGCTGTCGACGCTTGAGTTCTTGTTGTTGTTGTCGCTGTAGGTGAGGAATCGCTCTGTGAAGTCTCCAAGCGTGACGACGCGGTCGTCTAGCTCCTCAGTCTTTTCTTCCTTCCCGAAGGTTCCATTGAGCAGGGAGGTACGCAGGTCTCGTTCGTATTGCTCCGCACCTCGGCGGGTCTGAACAGGCGAGAACTTCACGACTCGCTGTTTCCGTCCGTCCGCGTGCTGAAACACGAAATCCACCTGCCACGCCTCCTCAACCTTGCCTTCCTTCGTTTTCCACTTCCGCATTCGAGCGCTCATTGACGACTCCGAAGCGCAGAATCGCGGCCCTTACCGGGGACGGAGTCTATCAGGGCGGCACGGCGAATGCGCAGCGCCTTCCCGATGCGGACGACTCCAGGCATCTGCGCCAACCGAATCGACTCGTAGAGGGTTTTCCGGTTCACCCGGAGGAGTTCCGCTGCCTCGTCGACGGTCAGGAACTCGGGCAACGCTTCCTGATCGCTTTGATCACGATGCTTCATGGTGCGTCTTTCATCACCGCGCTGAATCGCCGCGCGTGCAGAGGTTGGTAGGCGGGGGTCGCTGGCTGGCGAACTACGAGGAGCCGCAGTCGGTCGAGCTGATGCCCGAGCACTTCATCCAGGCCGTGCGCACTCACCGGGGGAAGACTTTCCGGGGCGAGAGTCGACCGAGGACATGGAGGCCGACCCCAATTGCGTCCCATACGTTGTGCTGCTTGTCCGCCGCGCGCGGGAGTTGAATGCGCAGGTGCTCGTGAGGGCGCTCACTGAGCCGCGATTTGATGCGCTCGACCATCACGTCGCCGTCGAGCGTTCCCTTCCACTCGCGCGGCAGGACGCTGGTTTCAGTCGCGGCGCCGAGCGCCCCAGCGACGCGCCCGACGACGCCGGCAAGCTCAATCAGGTCGTTCGGGTCGCCCTTGGACTTGCCCGCCGTGTAGACCTGGGGGCACTCGCACGCGACGGTGACGGATACCGCCGCGCTGTCCGTCCGCAGGGGCGCCAGGTGTGACGAGACGAATGCGGCGACCGCGGTTCCCATAGGCGCCCATGCTGCAAGGCCCCGGGCTCGCTTCTCTGGATTCGTGGGCATGCCTGCCGCGAGCAGCTCGCCCGTGTCCACGTCGAAGAGGGCAACCCCGCACTCGCGAAGCCCTGGGTCCAGCGACACGAGGATGCACCGAACGGTCGGCATCACTCTGCCACCTGGAGGCGAGGGGCTTCGGCTTCGCCCGCGAGTGCCGCCAGCAGGCGAAGCTCGTCGAAGTCGGCGACTTCGAATGCGGCGACATCGTCAATGTCAACGTCGAGGTACTGAGTGGGGGACACGTCGCAAGGCGGGCCCATGGGAGGCACCCTTTCGAAGAGGTTCCCTCCGTAAATGGGTGCGGTTTCCGGGCGTGGTTCAGGCGGCGCGCTTGGTGGCGGGCTCCCAGACGAGCAGTCGCCCCGAGCTGTCGCGCACTGTCGCCGCGTCCTTCGAGAGAATCCGGGACAAGGCGGGCTCGGCTTCGATGGACGGCGCCAGGTCGGGCGTCGTCTCTTTCATCGCCTCCCGCATCAGGTGCGCCTTGCGCTCGGCCGCGTCGTGCAACCGCTGCGGGTCCTCGGCGCGCAGCTCGCTCATCAGCTCGTCGTGCACCATGAGGACGAGCCGCGAGCCGTAGAGGGGGGAGCGGCGGTCGACGTACATCTCGCGACTGACGCGCCACATGGCGAGCTTGCAGCCAACGGCGCCGAGCCCCTGAAACGGCGTGTTGAGCACCTGGGTGTAGCCGCAGCCGCCCCGGAGGACTCGCGCGATTGGAATTTCTACGTCGGCGAAGCCGGCCCCGTAGGTGAGCGCCTTCGCGTGCTGCTGTAGCTCGCGCTGCTCGGGCCACGCGTCGAGCCACTTCGTGTCGAGTTCCTTGGCCACCTTCAGGCACTCGCGGCAGATGCGCTTCGCCTTGCCTTGGACCGTCACGGAGGCACGGTCGACACCGCACACGTCGGCACGTCTTGCGAGCAGGCAGAACGAAACCCGGTCCTTCGCGCGAGCATTGAAGACGAGCGTCCCAGCCGTCATGCCGCCGCCCTTGCCGAAGTTGAGAATCTTCGCGAGCTGGCGGAAGGAGACGGCGACGGCGTCCTTCGCTTTCACCTTCGCGAGCAACTCGTCGTACTTCGCCCCGAGGAACTCAGCCGCGGCGAGCGTGTGCACGTCGAGCCCGCGATTCAGGGCGTCGGCCATTTTCGAGTAGCCGAGCGCCCAGATTGCCACCTGCGCCATGGTGCGAAGCTCAAGCCCGCCGTAGTCGACCGAGCAGTAGACGAAGCCGGGGCGAGCCTCGTGGACTTCGCGAATGCCGCCCATCTGCGGGAGCTGCTGATAGTCACTCGATACGCGGGTGGTACTGACGAGCACGTTGAAGCGCGGATTGATGGGGACTGTCGTTCCGGCTTCGACGGCGTCCAGGTAGGTCGACTTGTACTTGTCGACGCGCCCGCTCTTCCCCAGGGCCTCAAGCATCGCGTCGCCCGAGCCGAGCAGGGTGTCGCGGTCAGTTGCGACTTGGCCGTCGGGGTAGCGGGAGCTGTGGGCGGTGACGGGGGGCTGCCCTCCATAGGCCGCAGTCACGAGGGCCGCGAGCCGCTTCGAGTCCTTTGTGCCGTCAGTCCGGTAGATGCCCGCCGCCTGGAACTTGGCCCGGTTCTCCCGCCACTCCCGCTCGATGCGCTCGCGGAGCCGGGCCACCGAAGCGCCATTCGTCCTCAAGCCCCAGATGGAGGCAAGGTGGAGGGCGAAGGCGGCGCGCATCTGGTCGGCTTCGGCATGGAGGTTCCCGCCGTTGTTCGTCTCGCTGGCGACGGCCGCTTGCTTGAAGAACACGTCGAGCGTGTAGCGGGCGTCACGCTTCGGGTACTCGGCAGCTTCCTTGGGCCAGCGCTCGACAGGGACACCGTCGAGTTCCGCGTAGCGGAGGCGCCAAGCCTTGGGGTTCTTCTTGTCCTCGGTGATGTCGAGGCCGAGGTAGCGCTGAACGAGGAGCGCGAGCGGGTAGCGGGCTCCCTCGTCGTCGCCAAGCTTGCGGCCCGTCGACGGGTCCACGCCATACATGCCACGGGCGATGTCGATAAGCGCCTCGCGAATCTGGACGCAGTGCAGACGGCCGGCATTCAGTGCCGCGAAGATGGGGGCGACAAGGCGCGGGTCATCCGCCGCCATCACTCCCAAGTCGTAGGCGAGGTTTGCCCCGACGAGGTGCGTGTCTGTCGCGGTGATGGCGCTGCGGAAGAACCCTCGTGCCTGGGCCTTGTCGAGTAGTCGTTCGCTTCCCGGGGCCTGAGTCGCGACGCTCCCGCACACGAGCGGGGGCGCCAACAGGCCGGGCTGAATCAGCCATGTCTCGGTGTCGAACGAGAAGACGTTCACGCGGCCCTGGATGGAGGGGAGGGAGAGCGGCCCGTGTCGTGGGCCAGTCGCCGACAGGAAGCACGCCGTCAGTCGCGGCCCGGCATCAGGCGAGGGCGTCGGCGAGCGAGGGCAGCTTGCTCGCGGCGCGCGCGTGCTCGACCTGGGCAAGCTGCTCGTCGGACAGCTCGACGTGGGACCAGCGATAGCCGCTGATGACCTTGCCGGCGTGGCCTTCCTTCACGGGGAGCTGCTTGGGGAAGACTTCGCAGCGAACCAGGAGGTGCGTGCCGGCCTGGCGCTCGTCGAAGAACTTTTTCAGCGCGGCCGGGTTGGCGAACTCGAACTCGTCGGCACCCACGAGCGTCATCAAGAAGGACTTGAAGCGTCCTCCGCCGCCCTTCTTCTGATCGGTGAGGTTCTCGACGTAGTCGACCGTCTCGCCCGGCCGGCTCGGAGCGTCGCCACCCGTGAGGGGCTCGGACTCGCGGACCTGCAACTCGGCAATCGCGCAGTCGCCCTTGAAGCCTTCCTTCGTGCGGATGACCGCGACCTCGAAGGTGTAGCGACCGAACCGGGGGTAGCGCCCGCCAGTCGCGGCCTGCGCGGTGGCAATCTTCATCAATGCGTTGTTCATGGTTACGTGGGGCCTTCGGCTTGGGTTACGTCAGCGGCAGTCAGTGCTGACCCCACGTAAATGCGTGCGGATTCTGGGAATGGCTCGAAATTCATGACGACAGGTTGAGATTTGCAACCACTACGAAGATTGGTTTCTTGAGAAGAATCGAATTTGCGTTGCCCTTGGCTCTCCAGAAAAATTGCCGAGATGCCTTGTTAGGGGGGCTTTGGCGGGGGAGAACGCAGTAAACTTCCGACTGCCGACACAGTCTCCCGAAGTCCACGGACTTCGGCTTTTGCGACTTCCAGTTCCACTGTTGTCTCGTCTTTTTTTAGGATGAAATTCCGGTCGGTCCGCGACAGGTCTGAAGATAGCGTCTTCATTGCCTCCTTGTCGCCGCTTAGTAGTGCTACTTCGATGGAGATTGCTCTCGCATCGAGATTGGTGAGTTCATTCTGGAAGTACTTTGTTTCCTGGACGCTTGACCGGTAAAGTCGCAGAAAGAAGAAGGAGAAGATTTCAATGAACAGTGCCAAGGAGATCTTTGGGAGCAATATGGGCAATAGTGTCATGAGATTGTACGAGGAGCTGCTGTTCGTTGCTGTAGGAAGTGCAATCCACAGGAGGATGGAAACTGCAGTGGCGGTGGTGAGGGTGCCAAAGATGAGGTTTAGATTCCCTCTTCGTTGAATTGCGTCAACTTCTCTCTGGATCCGTAATCGGGCGCTCATGATGTGGTTTTGTATGTTCTTGTGGTAGTATGCTGAGGGGTCGCCTGCGATGTGGCCTTCTTTCTCTGGTGTAGGGTCGGCGAGGTGCTCAGTGCGAGTTGTGGTTACGGCATTGAACAGGGAGTTTGTGTCGGTTTCTGAGGTGATTGCGGTGGCGGAGGGTTTGCTTCCGAGTATGAGTTTGGTGAATAGCGCGCTTGAGATTGAAACTGAGTCTGCTCTGTCTGATGCGCTGATGTCGGTGTTCGGTGTGAGCTTTCCGGAGAGATAGAATTCAAGTATTATTGAGAGGCCGCCGACGAGGAGGCTGGTGCCAGCGAACTTGAGAAATGGTAAGTAAAATGAGCTGCTTGTTATGTATGCCATTTCTGATGAGGCATATAGGATTGTTAGTCCGGTGCATATCAGGAGGAGTGCCAGTCGGAGCTTTGTGAGGCTGGTGGTTGTGTTTGGGGTGGTGTTTGTCTTTGGCGAGGGGGCGGCGCCTGAAGTGATGTTCTCTTGTGTGTTGTTGTTCGGTGCTGGATGGGGTGGCTGCAGTGGTTGTGAAGTGAGTTGTGATTTTTTATTGTTTTTCATTGTTTCATCCTTTGGTCCAGTATAGGCGGATAGTGCCAGATCGACTAGTCTTGGCGGTATTCCCGCGGTTTCGTCTCTGTGCTGTGGGCCATTGGGACCCGTGCCTCTGCTGCGGGCTTCGTCAATCTCGGGGCGAGGGGTAGACGTCGAACGTGCCGACTGAATGCGTCAAGCGGTGTTTGCCCAAGAGTCGCACGGCGGTAGTGGGCTCCTTCCTGGCCTCGCCGTTTGGTTGGGAAATTTCTGTTCCTTGCGAACACTAGCTTCTGCGGCGTACCTTCGGTCTGTTCGATGAACCGGGCGAAGTCGCGGGCCTTCTCGAAGGCCCCGACTAGCTCGTCGGTGTGCTGGTACAGCTCCACCTCGACTTCGTCTGCGAGCTGTCCCTGTCGGTGACACCGGCCGATGGCTTGTTCCCATGTGGCACCATCGGCTGGCGGGTTCACGAACAACATCCGCGAGAACATCGTCAGGTTCTTGCCCGTCCCGTGCGCCCGCAGTGACGCGACAATGGAGCGCTTCCCCGACTCGCGGATGATGGTCGCCGACGCTTCCGGCCCGCCGCCGTAGTACGGCACTCCCGCCGCCTTCGCGATGCGCTCACCAAGCTCCGGGAACTCCACCCACACAATTCCCGGTTGCCCTTTGCGTGTCGCCCACTTCGCCGCGTCCTTCACGATGAAGTCGGACAGCCACACGCACTCGGTGACGTGCACCACCTGCTTGTGAACCTCCCCCCATGCGGGCCACGAGTGCGCGTGCCACGTTGGAAGCTCGCCGTCATAGGGCGGGGACTGGTGGGCGCGAATCGCGGCACGCACCAGCAGCCCGGGAGAGTCCAGGTGCTCGGCGGGGCGCTTCAGTCGCTCGCGCAGCTCCCGGTTGAACTCCTGCCGGCGCGAGAACCACCGCAGGATTAGCTCGGTGTCCTGCGGCACGCCGCCAATGTCCGGGTAACGCCAGCGGTGGAAGAAGCCACTCGCGAGCTGACGGGCGCAGGTCACCCGCTGAAGCTCGTCGACGAACTCTTCTCCGTCGGGGCGCTGCCCGCTGAGAGCCGTCTTGATGTGGGCGAGTAGCTTGGGCGGCACTGCCCCCGGGTCGCGCGTCCGGATGACCAGCGGCATGCCGACGGCACTTTCGTCCGTTGCCACCACGCCCGGCGTCGCGTTCCTCCACATGCGATAGGCGTCCCGGGCTTGGCGACGCTCGCGCTCGGCTTCGTTCTCACCTTCGAGTGGGGCAACCGGGTGCAACGGGTCAACCAGCTTGAGCAACTCGCCAGGGGGCGCGGTGACGGGGCCCGGGTCGAGCGCCGACGCCCATTCCTCGACGACGTGCTGATTGAGTGGAAGCGGGCTGCCGTCCTTCAGCGCGCGCTCGGCAAGGTGCGCGTAGTCCTTCACCGTCCGAGTCGCGAGCGTGCCCGACTGGACGACGAGACGCGTCTCGGGATGCTCCTTCAGAAAGCGAAGGAACCGGCCCGTCCGTGCGCTCTTCCGGTCCTTCAATTTATGCACCTCGTCGCAGACGATGAGGTCGGGCCGGATGCGCGTGAGGAGGTCGGTGCCTTCCTGGGTGCTGAACTTCTCATAGGTGACGACGTGGAGAACGGGCGCGCCAGGCCGGAACCACCTGCCGCCCGCGAGGTTGGGCAAGCGCCAGTGCCCGCCGTAGTAGTGCCAGTCCACGTCGACGAGCTGCGCGCGAAGCGTCGCGGGGAGGAGCAACACGGCGACCTTGCACCCCGGCATGACGAGCGGCAGCAGGAGGTCAATCAGCGTCTTCCCATGCCCGACTCCCACAGGAAAGACACCACCGCCAACGCGAGCGGCTTCCAGGAGGGCCAAGCGCTGGATGGGGAGCAGCGACGACGGGCAACGCTTCCCCAACGTGGCGCAGATGCAGCGCGTACCCGGGCCAGCGTGCAGGGCGCTCTCCAGCGCGGCGAAGTCACCGGCGCCGTAGGTGCTCGCGAGGTTCCGCCGCGGCAGCGACAGCACCCGCGCGAGGTCCGGGGACCAGCCGACGGGCTGTCCCTTGGCCACCGCCGAGCGCTCTCCAGTGAGGCGCGCAAGGGGCGCGGGCGCAGAAGTAGCGGGGCGCTCGGCAACCGCCGCGCCCGGATGCAGCCTGTGAAGAAGCTTCATGGTGTGTGTGCGAGACCGCCGTGTTCAGGCGATGTCACAGGTAGCCTTCTCAGTTGGTTACCTGTTGACACGGATTCCCAAGCGGGTAGATCGACCGCATGGCCAACAGCTCCAGTTCCGACAAGGCGTGGCGGCAGGGGACGGACGACAAGTTGCTGAGCGTCTACGAGGCGATTCCCTACGCCGTGAGGACGCGCTTTCGGGTGTCTGAGGGCCTGCGCACCTTCGAGTCATTCGTCGAGTGCTACGACCACCTACGCACTCGTGAGCGACAGAGTCCCCGGGTGCTGGTGGCCGCCCATACCGAGTGGGAACTGTGGATGTGCCTGCCGCTCGAAGAGCGCCCAGCGGAAGAGCTGCTTTGCCTTGAGCTGGTGAGCTGGCGCATCGGGGAGTTCGGTCGAGTCGTCGAACGCGTCGCGCTGATGGGCTACCGGGACCTTGTCGGCGAGACGGACTATCCCACCGACACGGTGTGGTGGCTGACGAACCTGGACTCGTAGCGGGCACTCCCTAGCGGACGCCTCGCACGACCACATCGAACATGGGTTCGATCGCCTCGACGACCACCTGAAGCAGCTCGGAGTGGGCGAGACCTACCGCTTGGCATGTACCGCCCGGCGCGAGTGCCTTGCGGGCCGCCATGGCAAGCGCTCCCTTCCATCGGCCGAAGCCGAGCGCCGAGTCCGGTCCCGCCAAGCGCAAGTCATCAAGGCCAGCCGACTCCGCGACCTCCTGCGCCACTCGGGCAGCGAAGGGGCTCAAGTCATCAACACAGCCATACCCGCGCGTTGGGATGCAGTCGACGAAGAGCACACGCAGTTCGTCCTTGAACTGCTCGGGCTTCGTCGCCTTCGGCCGTCCACGACGCTTCGGCGCGGGTGGCTCGGCGCTGGGGGCGGGCTGCTCGGTGACCTCGGGCGCCGTCGGCACGGGCTCGGGCTGGGGCGCATCGGGCGGCAGGACGGCGGGCAGGTCGGACTTGTTGAGCAACTTGTCGCGTAGGGACATCGTCTTGCTTCCTCCTGAAAGGCACTTGGCCATGAAGGGACACCCGCCGTACTTGGAGCAGGCGGGGCCGTAGTTCGCCGGCACGTCGGCAGCTCGGGCGGCTTGCGCGTGCGACTTCATTGCTTCGACTTGCGGCTCGACCTTGCTCTGCCACTCGCGCGCGACGTGCTCGATGGGCACGGTCGCGACGACGGACGCGGCAAGGCGCTGGCCGCGCGTCTGGTAGTAGAGGTGTTCCAGTTCGAGGACGCGCAGCCCCGGGAAGCGGTCGGCCTGGCCGAGTGCCCACGCGCCATAGCCGACCATTTGCAGGCCGGGTTCTGTGTCGGCGTCGGCGAGCTGCTCGGCACTGGCCGCGTTGCTGGTGATGCGGCTGGTGAACTTGTGGTCGGTGATGCGCAGCACGCCGTCGGAGGCAAGGCGCCGCACGTCCACGAGGTCGATGTAGCCGGTGAAGGGGATGCCGCCCGCCGTCAGTGGCGGCTCGCCGTCGAGGGGCTGTTCGACGAGCAAGTCGGGGCCGGGCGAGGGGAGCAGATGGGAGCCCGCCTTCGCGAACGCTCCGAGCACGTCTTCGCCCGTCGACAGGAAGTGCTCAAGCTGCGCGTGGCCTTCGGTGCCGACCTGCTGCGCGCCCGTGGTGGGCTCGGGCACGCGTAGCACTTTGGCGAAGTACCACGCGCGCGGGCACTGCTTGTGTCGCTTAAGCTGAGAGACGCTCAAGCGCTGAAGGACTCCCGCGACAACGGAGGGGCCGTGCTTGAGCGTGTCACCGGAGGAAGGCACCCCATGTAAATGGGTGCGGTTTCCGGGAGTGGCTCATTGGGCCCGCAGAATTCGAACCCTGACTGAGCATGCCCGTGTGAATTGCCGAGCATGCTCAGTTGTCATTCGAGTGCTACGGGTACGCGGTCCAGCATCTCGCGTAGACCTCGTCCACTGTATTGGAGACGTACCCGTTTGCGTCGACGACTCGGAATTCGACCGTCAGGGAGTAGTACCTCCCTCCTGGGTGCCATCCGGTAATGCAGCCCTCATAGTATGTGTTGCCGCTGGTTATCCATGAATCGGGGGTGTCGTCACCTATGCTTCGCCACTGGTACGTGTAAGGCGGCACTCCGTTGCTTGCGGTGCCGGTGCATTTGATGTCCCCCGATGGCCTGTACGGGACGCAGCTCATGGATGCGGATGGAGGAATGGTGAGGGCTGCGGTCACGGTGTTGACCGAGTCAGGCCCGCCTTCCTCGTTGGCCATGGGCTGACCGCAGGCGCCAAGAAGAGCTGCTGCGGATGCAATGACTGCGCAAAGGGGAATGCGCTTAACGACACGCTCGAATGACATGGTGCACTCCTATGAGGTGCTGGAACCGCAGCCGGAGTGTCCTTGAAATTCTAGAAAAGTCGATATGGCGGACTGATGGTTGTTCCGTGATGGGTATGTTGTTCATTGCTCTTCACAGTGTCCGGAAGTAGACAATACAGAGCCGTGAACCCTGGTTGGGGCGAACGCCATTCAAACTAGGCCCGCTGGCTCGTTCCAGTGCCGCCGCGCTTTTCCGTTGAGGCGTTCCGCAGTTCGTCCGGCAGGTAGTAGACGAGTGGGCGCTTCCCGTCCCCCATTCGGCGCTGGCCCCGGGTGAAGCCCAGCGCCTTCAGGGCCGCGCCAATCTCCCGAGACAGGCGCGGGTCGACCTGTGCCGGGTGGAGCGTGAAAGCCTCGACCCCGACTTGAAGAATCGTCACGTCGGATGGGCGCTTTGCTGCCGGCATCTCCAGGAGCCACTTCAGGATGACTTCCTTCCGGCTGTCCCCATAGTTCTCCATGCGCAGCGCGGCTTGCTTCTCGGCCCCCGCCGCGTCCTCGTGGCTCAGCCACCACTCCTCGCCGCGGTGCAAGCGCACGACGGCCTCTGCCCAGAGCTGGTCTCGGTCCCGTGCGAGGTCCTCGGTGTCAATGCGGGTGCACTTCACTGGCCAGTAGCGACGATGGCCGGTGGGGTCTCTCAGGTAGTCGTCGTCATTGGTGGTTCCGACGAACACGCACCGCCGCGGTGACCGCACGTTGGTGCGCCCGTATGGCGGACGGTAGGTGTCGTCCGTGCGACTGATGAATGCCTTCAATGCTTGGTCTTCGCTTCGGCGGAAGGTGCTCAGCTCGGCCAGTTCGATGAACCAGTATTGAGAGGCCAGCATCGCACTGTCTTTGCTGGCAATGTCGATTTGGGCGTCGCTGAAGAACTGCCCCGCGAGGATTCGGAACGCGGTTGACTTCCGGAGGCCCTGGGGCCCCTCCAAAATCAGCATCGTGTCGACCTTGCACCCGGGGCGCAGCGCCCGAGCAACGGCCGACAGGGCGAACTTCGCGCCCACGGCCCGCAGGTAGCCGGCATCCCCCTGCGCCCCGAAGTACGACACGAGCAACTCGTCGAGCCGCGACACTCCGTCCCAGGTGAGCCCCTTCAGGTAGTCGGCGACCGGGTCGTAGCTGTTGCACTTGGCGACCGCGAGGAGCTGCTGCGCGACGGCTTGGGCCTTCGGCGCCAGGCCGAGCTGCCCGTAGGCGCTGCGCTGCATCCAGTTGGCCGCGAGCACATCCAGCGTTTCGAGGTCGACGCTGGGGCCGAGAGGTCCACCGTCAACCTCAAGGGCCTTCGTGACTTCGTTGAAGCGGAGGACGCCGCGCCACTCGGGCGAGCGCAGGAGTACAGTGAAGATGTTCGCTTCGCAGTTCCGCAGGCGCTTCCCGCCCTCCTTCGTGGTGTCGACCAATAGATCGCGCTCCCAGGTGTCCTCCGCGTCCGGGGTAGGGGCGGCTTCCGGGGCCGTCTTGCCGAGGGCTTCCCAGATGGCGGTGTTATCGGCCAGCCGGCCGGCATCCCGCGTTCGTCGGCGCTCCCGGTGGCGACGTAGCTTGAGTGCGGCCTGCTCGCACAGGTGCTCCGTTCCCTCGCCCCAGTCCGTTGCCGCAAAGGACGCGCGGAACAGTTCGACGACTGCGGCTTCCGGCGTGTCCAGTGGGAGGGCGAAGGCCGCGCACGACATCAGCGTGTTCAACGTGTCGTCCTGCTCGCCAATGGGGGCCAGGGGCTCACCCGCGAGGACTCGCCGCACGAGGACGACGTGCTCGGGCTTCCGAATCTTGCGCAGCATGGCCCGCAGCTCGTACAGGTCCGCTGGCTCTGAGGGGCTCATTGACGAAGACTTCGCGAGCAACGCGTCGACATCGAGTGGAGCGCCCTCGCCTGTGAGTGCGAGTGGCTCGGTGCCGACCGGCGCGTCCGGTAGGTAGTAGATGCGCGCCAAGTCTTTGGTTGCAGGGTCGGCAGGGATTGCGAGCAATTGGATTGCTGCCTGTCTTACGGCAGGCCATTCGCGCGGGAGCACGGGCCGCGACAACGGCATGACGAGACGCAGGCAGTAGTCGTCAGGGGGTAGGTTGCTATGCGTCGAGTGAAGCGCGAAGGCGAATCCGTGCCGCTCGACTGAATCGAGGCACGAGAGCTGCTGCGCGGTAAGATGGTCCAGGTCGAACACGGCAGCGGTTATCGCGCGCACATTCTCGCTACGACGGCGCTCGCCAATGTCGACGGGGCTCCAGGCTGGGCCATTCTTTGCCGTGCACCCACGGGCACACGGGCGCGTCTGGCACTGGCTGCGGCGATGGGCGACGAGCTGAAGCGACAGCTCGGACCACGACAGCTCCACGACTCGCGGCTCGTTGTCCTGCGCGGACGCATAGAAGGCGACTTTCACGAGTTGGCCTCCACGAATCCCGCGACGAAGCGATAGCCGCAGGGCGGGACACGCCTCTCGCGACCTCCACACTTCCGAGTGACTTCTGCCGCGCGCGAGGGCGCTTTGCCCGTCGTGTGCGCGGCGGCATGCTCACGGCTGGCAGGGGCAGTGGTGAGGTTCGGGCCAGGGGTGACAGTTCGCGGAGAGAATCGCACCCTGCATAAATGGGTGCGGATTCTGCGAGTGGCTCAGCCTGTCGCGAGAAAGACCGGCAAGCGTCAGTGGCGTCTCTCCTCTTCTCCTCTCTCCTTTAGAAAGATGATGTAGGAGTAAGAGATAAGGGGAGAAGAGAGGATATGAGGTGCGCGCGATTAGGGAGTTACGACCAGCGTGTTTGCTGGCTTGCCGCGTGACGCCCCTCCGCTTCCGCCCGCTTCGCTCGAATCCGTGAGCCACCGCCAGAATCCGCACCCATTTACCTGGGGAGGACTTGGTGTCGCAGGCCCCGTCTCAGGACGAGACGCCAGTATCAAGACGGGACTGTGTGGGTTTCAGAAACTGAAGGTGAACTGAGCGGACGGCATAGGCCGTGCTTTGGGATTGGATATGTTTCACGACACTGCCGCGCTCCCAGCGGCCTGCGGCACCTTCAAACCACTCTCTGCCGTTGCCACTCGGCAGGCGGACCTCGTCTCGCGAATCTTGCACGCGCGCCGGCAGAGTGACGCCGTCAGCGAGAGAATCTTGACAGGCGAACTGTTGGCGTCGGTGCGCCCTGTCATCCGGCGTGTCGTGCGTTGTTTCATGTCCCGTGCCGGCACGCTGAGTCCTGACGACCTCGCACAAGTGGCAACGATTGCCGTCATTCGCACGGTCGACAAGTACGACACGTCCAGGGGAGGCCAGTCGTTCGGTGAAGTCGCCTACTTCCGCGTGCGTGCGGCTTGCGAGCAGCACGCGCGGATGCACGCGAGCGACGTGCACGTCAGCGATGGGGCTCACAAGGGGCGGACGGTGCGCGGCTCGTCTGGTGTCCGCATCATCGTCCACAACGCAGACGAGCTGTCTCGCGACGAGGATGCTACGCAGAGTAGGTCGCGTTCGGCGGGTGTGCTTGAGGCCGCACTGCGCGCATTCTCAGGCCAGGAGGGCGATGGCGAGAGCCCCGAGGAGCGGCTGCTTGAAGCGGAGCGCCGAGCCCTCGTGCTCGATGCCGTGAGGCGACTTGCGCCCCAGTCACGAGAGCTGGTGTGCCGCGTCTACGGCATCAATCAGGCGGCGCAGTCGGTGCGCTCAGTGGCCGAAACCTGGGGCGCACCGAAGAGTCGTGTCGACCGCATGCTCGCGCGGGCGCTGGTGGAGCTGCGCGGGATGATTCACGACCTGGGTGAGTAGCACTCTTGTTCTGGTCCTTGGGCGACGCGGCGCCTGTGCGCTGCGCGCCATGGCAATCGAGCAGGGCGAAGTCTTCACCACCGAGAGAGTCATCGACCCGCGTCATTCGCACACATCGCGGTGACGCATAGGTCGAGCCCGTTCCCAATGCCCTGTGAGGTGTGGGGCGGTCTGTCTGCGGGCGGCCGACCGTTGCCGGAACACGGCGACGACGCTGGCGGGCTCGGTAAGTCATCGCACGAGTTCTTGGAGAGCCTATGGACGTAGTCGAGCGCTTCTGGAGCAAGGTTCAGAAGTCCGAGGGATGTTGGCTCTGGACTGCCGCTGTAGACCGAGTTCCTGGTCGCGGAAATGGCGGGTATGGAGTCTTTTATTGTCGCGGGAAGCAGGTGCGCGCCCATCGCTTTAGCTATGAACTGTGTTGCGGCGTATCTCTCTCGGAAGGCGAGTTCGTTCTCCATTCCTGTCATAATCGAAGATGCGTTCGTCCTGAGCATCTTCACCTTGGGGACCATAAGCAGAACATGCGTGAGATGGCGTGCAGCGGACGAGCTGCGCGGGGGACTGTTCGTGGTTCCCGCGTCGGCTCGGCGAAGCTCGACGAACAGCGGGTGCGGGAGCTTCGTCGGGAGTGGTGTGCCGGGAATGTCACTCAAAAGCTGCTCGCCAAACGCTACGGTATCGACCCCTCGTCTGTTTCAGGGATTGTTCGGGGGAAGACGTGGGCGCATGTCTAGTCTGCAAGGAGAGCTGGGCGGTCAGCGCGCCGAGACAGCAGGGTCGCAGGTCGGTGCCGTGAGGTTTGTCCTACATGCGCCCCCCCGGCTCGGGTTTCGGGCGCGAGCGCTAAAGTTCCTGTGCTCGGCGGTCCAACGCGTTTGAAAAATCTCGCCAAAAATTCAGGCGAGACGAACGGTTCGGCCCGAGCAACTGATTCTGAACTGTTCAGTGAGCCAGTCCCGGAAGTCACACGCATTTATGCGTTGTGGCTCCTCCAACAAAGCTCACGCACGAGCTGATTAGCGCATTCTGCGAGCATCTGAGGAGAGGACTCTTCCGGCGAGCTGCGGCAGGTCTTTGCGGAGTCGAGGAGCACTCCATTTCCCGCTGGTTTCATCGCGGTCGTAGAGCGGATGAAGGGCTCTATCGGGCGTTCTTCGATGCAGTAACACGGGCTGAGCGGATCGGGGCAGAGTCACGACCGAAGCGAGAGAGGAAGATGTGTCAGGCCCTTCCTTGTCCTGTTCGACGGCCTATCCCTGCTGGGGGTGTTCGGACACTGGCTGAGACTGTTCTCTATCGCTACGAGCGAGCTGCCTGGGAACGTGGCTACGCATGGGAGCTGTCAGACGCCGCAGCGCTCTCGCTGATGAATCAGCACTGCCATTACTGTGGCGCTGCCCCCTCAAACGTGCGCAGGCGTGGCGGCAAGGTTTTCCAGTACAGCGGCCTGGACCGGGTCGACAATGCGCGAGGCTATTCTTCCGAGAACGTCGTCCCGTGCTGTGCCGGGTGTAATCGCGCGAAGCACGCAGATTCCTATGCTGGGTTCTTGGCTCGCGTCCGTCGAATCTACGAATGCCGGGTTGCTGGGGTGGTGTGATTATGGCTGCTCATTCCAAGCTAACGCACGAACTGATTCGCGCATTCTGCGACCACCTGAGGAATGGGCTCTTCCGTCGGGCTGCGGCAGGTCTCTGCGGCGTCGAAGAGCACTCCGTTTCTCGTTGGCTCCATCGCGGCGCGGGTGAGCAGCGAGGGCTCTATCGCGAGTTCTTCGTCGAGGTGAATCGGGCTGAAGCCGAGTTCATGCAGTCGGCGACGGAGACACTCCAGGCCGCCGCGACGACGAATCCCAAGCACGTCCAGTGGCTCTTGAGCCGTCGTTTCCCGGAGCTGTACGGGCGCCGCGACAACGTCGAAGCGAAGAGTCCCGAGGACCAAGCCGCCGACACTGCCGCCCTGCGCGAGCTGCTGCTTGATCGGCTCGGCAAGTTCCTCCCCGACGAGCCCCCCGCGCCCGCTGATGGCGCCGCGTCAGTGCTCCCCGACGAGAAGGGGGGCGAGTGATGCGCAGCCTTCTGACAGGGGCGTGGGGAAAGTTCGCCGAGGGCCTCGCGCCGCACGAGTCGCCCGCGTCGCGCATGGTCCGCACGGCCGGTTCACGGGCTCAGCTCGCGCGGCTGTACGGCGGGCTCGACGACAAGGAGGTCGAGCTTCTCGTCTACGACCTCGACTTCTGGGCGCGACGTGAGCAGGTCCCCCCGGACAAGTTCTCGACCTGCTTCGTCATGGCCGGGCGCGGCTTTGGCAAGACTTGGTGCGGAGCCAGATGGACTATCCGAAAGGCGTGGCAGGCGAAGAGCGTCGGGGCGCTGATTGGCCCGACGGCTGCGGACGTGCGCGACACGATGATTCGCGGCGCGTCCGGCATCCTGGCCCTGTCGCCCCCCTGGTTCACTCCGAAGTACGAGCCCTCGAAGCGCCGGTTGACGTGGCCCAACGGCGTCTATGCCATCTGTTACTCGGCGGATAAGCCCGACCGGCTGCGCGGCCCCAATGCCGGGTGGGGGTGGGGTGACGAACCTGCGTCCTGGAAGCACGACATGGCCGCGGTGGACCAGCTTCCGCTGGTGCTGCGCATCGGCACGCGCGAGGACCCGCCGCAGCTCCTCCTGACGGGCACTCCGAGGCCGCTCAAGAAGATTGAGGAGCTGCTGTTTTCAGACGCCGAGAAGCAGGTGCTCAAGCTGGGCGTCGTGCTGCGCTCGGGCTCATCGCTGAGCAATGCCGCTAACCTGGCGCCCTCGGCCGTGGCGAACATGCGCGCGCTCGCGGGGACGCGGTGGGGGCAACAGGAAGTCCTCGGGCGCTTGTTGATGGACGTACCCGGGGCCATTTTTGGTTCGGCCAAGTGGGGCCGCATTGAGGTTGACGCACACGAATACGCGCAGCAGCTCGACCGGAGAATCGTCAGCGTCGATCCGAGCCCCACCAGCGAAATGGGTTCGGACGAAACGGGAATCATCGTCGAGGGGTGCAAGACGAGCGCGCTCTACGGGGCCGACGGCGTGCCGCTGAAGCGGGTGTCGGTTCTCGCGGACCTGTCGTGCCGAGCAAGCCCCCGTGAGTGGGCGACGAAGGCCATCCGCGCATACCTCGAGTGGGGTTGTGACGCCCTCGTCGTCGAGGTGAACACGGGCGGGGAGATGGTCGAGACGCTTATCGACACGGTGGCGGGAGAGATGGGCGTAGCCGTCAACGTGAAGCCCGTCCGAGCGACGAGCGCGAAGAGCAAGCGGGCCGAGCCGGTGTCCGCACTGGCCGAAGCGGGGCGCATCGAGTTCGTCGGGCGCCACCCGCGCCTTGAGCAGCAGCTCAGCAAGTTCACCGGCATCAACGGGCGCCGCGATGACCGGGCCGATGCCTTCTGCTGGGGCGTTCACGACTTGGTCTTCGCCGAGCAGTTCTTCGCAGTCTGAGGTTGCGCAATGGGAATGCTCGACAGGGTGCGTGCCGCACTGGGCGGTAGCAAGCGGAAGGGGACGGGGTTGGAGCTGAGCCGCTGGGCTTCGGCTCCACCCCGGCGTGAGGTGCCCGCGCTGCTCGCGGCCTACGCCGAAATGCCGTGGCTGGGGACAATCGTCGACACGGTGGGCGATGCCTTCGCGGACGTAACGTGGCGGGCCTTCGTACGGCAGGACTCCAGCACGAAGAAGGCGCTGGTCGACGTGTCACTGCGGCGGGCGGGTGGGGACATGCGGCGCGAGCGGCTGAAGTCGCTCGTCGACGTGGGCGGCGCGGTGGAGTTGCCGGACCATCCTCTGTTGCGACTGCTCGCGGACCCGAACGACTCCATGACGGGGCGCGACTTCGCGAAGCTCTTCTGCCTCCACTACGACCTGACGGGAGAGTTCTTCGCCGTCCTCGAGGAGCTGGCCGGCGTGCCTGTGGGCCTGTGGCCGGTGCCGCCCGATTGCGTGCTCGCGCTCCCCGACTTGAGCAAGCCCAGGGGCGAGCGGACCTATACGGTCACGGCGGGTGGGCGCCTCTTCACCCTGCCGGCCGCGAGCGTCGTTGCGGTGAAGCGCCTCAACCCGGCGGACCCGCTCGGCCGCGGCATCGGCATCGCCTACGCCCTGGGAGACGAGGTCGACACGGACGAGCACGCGGCGAGGTTCACGAAGAACGCCTTCTACAACAACATGCTGCCGGGCGCGGTGATTGCGATTGAGGGCTTCAACGAAGGACAGGCCGGGCCGGCGAAGGCATTCAAGGAAAGCCTCGCGCGCGAGTACGGAGGGCCCGCCAACGCCGGCCGGGTGATGATTACGAGCGGCCGGACGACGTTTGCCCGGCTCGACACGCCGTTCCGCGACATGCAGCTCGTCGACTTGCGTCGCTTCCTCATGGATTACATGCGGATGGTGTACCGCGTGCCCCCGGAGATTGTGGGCGACGTGACGAGCAGCAACAAGGCGACGAGCTACGCCGCGCGCGAGCACCTTGCCGAGCAGACTACGAAGCCGCGAGCCGAAGTCTTCCTCGCCGCCGTGCAAAAGCACCTGGCGCCCCGGTTTGGCGACGACGTGGTGCTCTCCTACGACTCACCCGTGCCGGCTGACCGCGAGCATCGCCTGCGGGTGATGGGCACGCTTCCGAGCGCCTTCACCTTCGACGAGTGGCGAACGGAAGCGGGCTTTAAGCCTCACCCGGAGCGGCAGGGGTTCGCGGAGCTGTTGCCGGGGCAGAAGCCGAACGAGCCGGGGCAGACGCCGACACCTGCGGAGGGCAGCTCAGCGGAGGCGCACGCGGAAGCTTCGAAGGGCGGTTGAGACTGAGCCACTCGCGGAAACCGCACGCATTTATGGGGGGCATGCATGGACCCATTTCCCGCTCCCTGAGTTTGCGCGCTGTCCAGAAGGACGCGGCGACACTGACGGCCGTCGAGTCCGTTGGCGGTCGCCGCGTCTACAAGTTCCGCGCGAGCGACGGTGACTTTGACCGCTACTCGGACAGGCTCAGCGTGAAGGGCTGGCGCCTCGACGGCTACAACGCGAACGGCGTCGTCCTCTACAACCACGACGACGGTGCGAGTGCCGCGTCAGCCGGGGCTGAGCCTCAGTTGCCGATTGGGCAGGGCCGCGTCTACGTCGAGGGCGACGCCCTCATGATTGACATCGAGTTCGACGACGAGGACGAGTTCGCGAAGCGCGTCGAGAAGAAGGTCGCCAAGGGCATCCTGAACGCTGTCTCGGTGCGCTACCTCATGCTGCCGGGCCAGTACCGGGCGAACGAGCGGGGCGGCTACGACTGCGACGCCCAAGAGTTGCTCGAAGTCTCCGTCGTGACGATTCCCGGAAACGCGCGGGCTGTGCGCGCCAAGTCTTTCGAGGGCGAGGACCTTGTCGAGCGCATTGCCGCGCGCGTCGTTGAACTGCTCGATGCCCGCGAGGCTGCGAAGTCGACGGATGACGAGGCCCCCGAGCCCGAGAAGGCCGAGGAGTCCGCGCCCGACAAGCCGAGTGAAGAAGGCGAAGAAGACGACGAGGCGAAGAAGGGCTTTGACGCCGCGGCTACCGCGAAGCGCTTCGTCGAGGCGTTCGAGACCTACCTGAAAGGTGTGAAGGAATGACGCGCGAGCAGATTGCGGAGATGGTGAAGGCGCTGGGGCCCGAGGTCGCGCGCGAGCTGATGGACGCCGCGTCGCGCAGCGTGCCGGGCCGAGTGGGGCAGGAGAAGGGCGGGCACGAGGGGAGCGTGTTCGCGAGCGCTGCGGCCCTCGGCGCGTACACGAAGAGTGTCATCGCGGCGGGGCGACGAGCGGGTGCGTCGGAGCTGATGGACGCGGCGAAGCGCTTCGGCAATGCCGACGTGCAGAAGGCCGTTCAGCTCAGCAAGTTCGACTCGGCCGGCGTGCTGGTGCCCATCCAGCAGAGTGGCGAAGTCGTTGAGTTTCTCAGGCCCGACGCGGCGCTGCTGAAGCTGGGCGTGCGGACTCAGACATTCAAAGGCGAGCTGCACATGGGGCGCCAGACGGGCACTTCTGAATTCAGGTGGGTCGGCGAAGGCGAGACGGTGCCGAAGAGCGCGCCGAAGTACGGGAAAGTCGTCCTCAAGGCCCACAAGGGCATGGTGCTGGCCGACATCAGCAACGACTTGCTGCGCACTCCTGGCGTGGGCGACGCGGGCGTCGGCGAGGACATCCGCGCGACGGTGGCTGATGGCCTGGATGACGCGGGATTCAACGGGGACGGGACGGGGGCCGCTCCGAAGGGCCTCTTCGCGCAGCTCGACAGCGCGCACACCTTCGCTGCGACGGGTGTCACGCCCGCCGCGTACCTCGCGGATATCGACAAGGCGGTGGAGCTACCGCTGACGGCGCATGTCCGCATGGGAAACGCGGCGTGGGTGCTCCACCCGACGCGGGCGACGGCCCTGCTTCAGTTGCAGAACGCGGGCATCTTCATCTTCCGGCAGGAGATGCTCGACAAGGGCACGATTCGCGGCTTCCCGTTCGTCATGACGACGCGTGTCCCGACGACTCGAATCACGTTCTCGGCGGACTGGCGTCAGTTCATCTACGGAATCGACGAGGACCTGATTCTGTCCGAGCACGACACGCGGGCCGAGTTCGACGAGACGACCGTCCGGGCCATCGTGAAGGGCGACTTCAAGCTGCGCCAGCCGAAGGCGTTCAGCTCTATTACCTACGGCACCTGAGAGGCACCACCATGAACGCCAATTCTACTGACGCAGGCGTACTCGTCGGCATTCGCCCCGGCACCGTGCCCGCTGCTGTTGCCGCTGGTATTCGCAACAGCGTCGCGGTTGACCGACTGGGCTTCGACTCGTGTGTGCTGACGGCCTCGACGGGAGCCGCTTCGGGCACTCCGACGGCCCTGTCGCTGGCCGCAAAGCTCCAGGAGAGCGCGGACGGCCAGGGCGGATGGACGGACCTGCCGGGTGCCGCCGTCGAGCCCCTCGCGGCACCCAACGCGGTGGCACGCGTCAACGTTCGCCTGCCCACCGCGAAGCGCTACGTGCGAGTCGTGGAGACAGTGGCCCTCACGGGCGGTTCGTCGCCCACGCTCGGCGTGTCGAGCCTGATTGTCCTGTGCGGGCCCGACGAGATTCCCGCCACCTAGCGACTCTCTCGCCTCGGCTCCGAGCCCATCTTCGTAGGGGGAGTTGAAGTGGGCTCAGTGCTGCTGTGGCCAGAGTGCACTCAGTGTTGAGTCAAGCCCGCAGAGAGCCTCCAGCCACGACGCAGCACTGCCGTTCTCAACCCGCGCACGGGCATCAACCAGCAAGTGGGCGACTCCCTCCAATGTCTCATTCCAGAACCACCAGCAGAGGTGACCAGACTCAGGCTGAACGCCAACCTCTTTGCCGCCGCCACTGAATCTTGCAACCTTGAACGAGTAGCTCTGTTCCCCCAAGGTGAGCGTTCCGCGCAACCCGAAGGAGGTCAACTCCGTCTCAAACCCCTGCGAGCGAAGCCAGTCCTGTGCATCCGCAAAGGTCTTAATCATTGAGCCTCACTCAGTAGGCACCTTGTCGTCGTGCTGTCAGTAGCTTTGAGATGTCTACCCCACCCGGCCGTTGAAGTCCGTCCGAAGCAGGTGGTGCCTCGGCGGACTTTGCCCTTGTGGACCCCGGCTTCGTCGCTCCTAAGCCCTCCTGAGTCCCGCCCATGCCCCGTCCGACGGACCTCTGCCTCGCCGCAACCGTGGCCGCTGACTTGAGCGTGCCTGTCGACGCTCACGTCGAGCGCTGCGTCAGTGCAGCCAGCGGTGCAGTTGCCGCCCTGTGCGGCCGGGCCTTCGAGAGGGAGACGGTGACGGAGTTCCCCGCGAGCTATGGGCGCCCAGTTGTCCTGTTGTCTCGCCCACCGCTCGTGGCGGTTGTCAGCATCAGGGAGGGAGGGGCGCTGCTCGACGCTAGGGCCTACACCATTGCCGGGGAGCTTGCGGCGGGAGGGATGCTCTACCGACTCGACGGCGTGTGGCCCGACACCGCGCAGGTGGGCGGACTCGTCACGCTAACTGTCGACAGCCGGCAGGGGCGTCCCGACGCGCTCGTCGTGACGTACTCGGGCGGCTACGTCACGCCGGGCCAAGTCGCGCTCGATGTGTCGGCGGGTCCCGTCACGTTGCCGCCCGAGATTGAAGAGGCAGCAATCCTGGAGGCGTGCGCGCTGTACCGGGGGCGCGGGCGGGACTCCGACGTGTCGAGCGAGAGCCTCGGGGACTGGTCCGTCAGCTACCGGGAGAAGGGCGCAGGCCAGCGCCTCGCGAGCCCCCGTGCCGAGCTGCTCGTCGCCCCGTATGTCCTGTGGAGGGCGAGTTGATGGCAGGCCCCGAGGCCCTGTTCCGCCAGGTCGTCCGCTTTGCGGAGGTGGTTGGCCGCGATGCCTGGGGGACACCGCAGCTCGGCCCCATTCAGGGCGCACCCGCGCGGATTCAGCCGAGCCGCAAGCTGATGCGAGATGCGAGCGGGGCTGAGTTCGTCGCGTCCTACGTCGTCTATACCGGCGCGCCCATCACCCTTCGTCATCGCCTCTGGTTCCCTGGGGACAACACCGCTGACTTGAATCTCGCCCGTCGCCCTGCCGCGATCGACGAGTACGTCGACGGTGGGGGGACGGTGCGCTACCGGAAGGTCTGGCTCTGATGGCCCGTGACGTTGCTGCGGACATGGCCAGCGTCCTCGCGGCAGGCGGGCTCGGGCTGAGTGTGGGGCTGAACCTCTACCTCGGCCCGACGCTGGAGGATGACGACGCCTCCGTGCCGGACGTGTCGTGCTTCCTGCTCCAAACGGGAGGCGAGCCACCGCAGGGCTACCTCGGCGCGAGGACGACCTACCGGACCGTCACCTGTCAGGTGCGCGTGCGCTCTGCCCGAGAGAGCTTCCGGGCAGGGCAAGCCCTCGCGTTCGCGGCGCTCGACGCCCTTCACTTCGCGACTGCCGCCCCCTACGTGCTGATTGAGGTGGACGAGGGGAGTCCCAACTACGTCGGCACGGATGGCAGTGACAGGCACTGGTGGACTTTCACGGTGTCCGCTTCCTTCGTCGACGCGAGGGACTGAGCCACTCCCAGAATCCACACGCATCTATGGAGGGTGCCAATCAAGGTCGCCCTCGATTTCCGACTGCTCGACAAGCTGCGCAAGGTCGAGAAGCCCCTGCTCAGCGACCTGGCGCCGCTGACGCACGCGCACGCGTCTTCGGTGCTTCAGGCCAGTCGCCCCCTCGTGCCCGTGGGCAAGCAGGACACGGACGGCAAGCCGCCGCTGAGCACGACGGGCTTCGTGGCTGGCCCCGTCACGCACAACGAGAAGAAGAGCGTCAGCACCACGGCCGGGTACGCGCACCATGCGGCGGGCGCCATCCACGAGGGCTTTCACTGGGGCGAGCAGCGCTTCAAGACGCCCGTCCACTTCCTGCGCAAACCGGCGCGGAAGGGAAGGGCGAAGTTCCGCAAGGCAGTCGCGGCCCAGATTCTCGCAACCCTCTCGCGACTCTTCCCGAGTCGGTAGGCCAAGCATGTCCACACCTGTTGCCGCCCACCTCGATAGCGTCTCGGTGCGCTCGGACGCGACTGCCGCGCTGCCCCTCGACCGCATTGACGGACTCACGGACGCGTCGCTGAGTGAGACGGGGGATTTCGCCGAGACGAACTACCTCGGGGGCTCCGGGTACAAGTCGCGGGCTCAGACACTCAAGGACACGAGCGCGGACCTGTCGGGACACTTCATGACGGGGGACGCGCCTCAGTCCGTGCTGCGCGACGCGCGCGACACCGGGAGCACCGTCTTCGTGACGTTCATCTTCGACCCCGGCGCCGCAGCGGGCTCCAAGGGCAAGCGCATCCCCATGGTCGTCACCAGCTACGACGAGAAGATGACGCCGGGTGGTGTCGTCGAGTTCTCCGCCAAGCTGGCGGGCAACGGCGCCCCCACGGCGGTTTGAAGATGGCGCCCGCATCCGTCATCGCCGCGCATGTCGGCTCCCTGTCCGTCGCGGGTGCCCCCGTTGAGTTCATCCACGCCGAGGCCGTGCGAGTGGGGGAGTCGTCGAGCCCCGAGTTCCGATTCCTTGCTGCGGAGCTGAGTCGCCTGGACCCGACGAGTCCCGCGCTCGTCGAAGTCGCGCCCAACGGTGACACGGGCCCGGGTGCATGGCTGCCCGCTGACGCCCTCGTCGACCCTCTCTTCGGTCGCATCTACTTCAACGCGACTCCTGGCCCTGCGGCGCTCGTGCGCGTCAGCGGGTACGCCCTGCCGGCCCTTCAGGTGGGCCTCGTGCGTGAAGTATCCCTCTCCGTAACGAATGATGCCGTCGAGTTGCAGGTGCTGGGCGACGGCTACAAGCGCCGCGCAGTCACCCTCCGCGACTTCTCGGGGGAGTTCTCCGGGCTGACTCTCCCTGCGCAGGTGCTCAGCGACGCCATGAGGAGCGGAGCCCCCATGCTGATTGAAGCGGGGAAGGGGCCAGGGGGCGAGGTGCTGCGCGCGTGGGTGAAGGTGCCCGAGCTGTCTCACAAGCTGACGCCCGGCGCGCTGTACGAGCACACCGTGAAGTTCGTCGGCTTACCGTTTCCCCTCGAAGGGGGCGGCGTCGTGGCCTGGGGCTACGGCTCACCCTGACGGCAACCAAACTTGGAGTCTCCATGTCGAACAAACACAAGCTGCTCGCGAAGAATCGCCGCGTCGTGAAGTCGGTGGAGGTGGACGGCGTGAAGGTGGACATCGTCAAGCCGACGATGGGTGACCGACTGCGCCTCATTGAGCAGGCGCGCGCGGCGGGGGAGATGAGCGAGGCGAACGAGCCCACGGGAGACCGTGCCGGGGCGCGGATGCTGGCGCGCATTGCTGTGTGTGTCATGCACGACGCCGAGACGGGCCGCGCCATGTTCTCCGCAAATGACGTCGACGAGCTGCTCGACGAGGCGTGGTTGGAGGAACTCGCCTCCGAGTTGACGGATGTCTTCAACGTCTCGGAATCGAAGATGCGGGGAAAATAGACAGCGACCCCGAGGCAAACCTCCTCTACGGGGTCGCAAGTCTCCTGAAGCTCCCGCCAGACGCCGTCCGGGCGATGGCCTACGAGGACGTGGTGGGCCTCGTGGCCTACGCCCGCCGAGAGGCCGAGGAACTCGAAACGAAGTCGTCGTCTCCCCAGGCGGGCACGGCTTCGAGCGGGCAGCAATCCATCCGACGTTTGCGCAAGAGGTGAATGCGAGTGGCTGGCGGCGGACTCAAAGTCGGTGATGTCTACGTCGTGGTGACGGCCGCCGTCGGCGAATTCACGAAGTCGATGAAGCGGATTGTCGCCGACGTGGCCGCAGCGGCCGGGAAGATTGAGCAGCTCGGCAACAAGATTGGGGAGATTGGCGCGATTGTCGGCGCGGGCCTCTACGGTGCGCTGGCCGCGGCGGCTGTCTTCGACGCGAGTGTCACGGAGCGGATGGAGCGAATCAAGCTCGTCTTCCAAAGCCTCGGGGCCGAGATTGGGGACGCGGTGCTGCCGCACATTGAGCGGCTCGCCGACACGTTGGAGCGCGCCTTGGGTTGGTTCCAGCGACTCGACCCGAGTGTGAAGTCCGCCATCGGAAGCTTCCTCTTCTGGGGCACTGCGGCGGGCCTCGCGGGCGGTGCGGTGGGCAAGGTGTCGGGCGCCGTCAAGCAGGTGGCCGAGAGCTTCGGGGCCTTCGTCGTGCCCGCGTTGGATGGAGCAGGGAAGGCCGTCGTGCGGCTGTCCTCCTCCGTCATGAGCGGACTGCCGGGACTCGAAGCCTCCCTGAAGAAGCTCGCGGTGGGCGCGGAAGGGGTTGAGGGCAGCTTCGCGGTGGGGTTCCGGAACGCCGCCGCGCGCGTGCTGTCGCTGGGCGCTCCGCTGGCGGCGGTTGCCCTCGTCGTGGCGGGGCTCGTCATGCTGGCAGGCACGCTCTACAAGGCGTGGGGTGACAGCAGCACGGGCATGCACGAAGCCTTCGTCGCCATGTGGCGCGGCGTCACGAGCGCCGCGTCCCGGGGCGTGCAGTTCTTCGCGGGCACCTTCGCGCGGCTGACGAGCCTTGTCGGAGAGTGGGCGCGCGGGCAGCTCGAAGTCTTCGCCGCCACGGTGCGGACGCTGGCGCGACTGGCGGCGCCGCTGGCCCGAGCGCTGAGCCTCGACGGCGTCGCGGCAACGCTCGACTCGCTCAAGGGAGTGACGGGGGACTCGATTCTCGGCGGACTGAAGGGGGCTGTCGAAAGCACCGTGGGCGGATTGAAGGACGGCTTCGCTTCAGTCTGGGAGGGCGTCACCTACGGCGCGGGCTATGCCTTCGACGGTGTGAAGCTGATGGGCGGTGACGCCGCGTCCTTCCTCCGAAAGCAGTTCGGCGGCGTCTTCGACGACATGCTCGACGGGCCGAAGGGGCGGCTGCGGCGGAAGGCCCCTGAGCCCGAAATCGAAGTGGGGCTGCCGCAGGCGCGCAAGTTCGACGTGAAGGCGTACCTCGCCAACCTGGGCGACGCGGCGCAGATTCTCGACCAGGTGGCCCGACGCAAGGCGAAGGAGCTGGCCGACGCGCTGGCCCGTGCCGCTGACGAGGCGAAGCGCGCTCTGACGAGTCGCTTCAGCCAAGCCTTTGGACGCATCTACGAACTGATTGAGCGGTTTCAGCAGGGCATGTCGGCCGGTGGTGTCTGGGGCGGACTGATTGCTGTCATCGCCGAGCTGCTGTCCGAGTCGGCGACCTTCGGCACACTGATAACGATGGTGACCAACTTCATCCAGTACATCGCCGATGTGCTCGGCCGCGTCCTGGCGCCTGTGCTGCCCCTCCTGGCCTCCGTCTTCAACATGATTGCGCCGCTCCTCGACGCCCTCGTGCCGGTGCTGGAGATGTTCACGCGGCCGCTCCAGGAGCTGGCGCCGATTTTCGAGATTCTCGGGACGCTGTTGCGCGGACTGTCGCCTGTGATTTCGACGCTGACGCAGGTGTTCAACGTGATTCTCCAGCCGCTGCTGTTGCTCGGAGGTCCCATCATGAAGGCGTTCTTCGCCGTCGTGCGTGTTGTTGCGATGGGGATTCTGTATGTGGTGAAAGGCATTGGGACGGCCTGGAATGCCATCGTTGGCTTCATCGCCAGCGTGTTCCGCGCGCTGGGGAAGGTGCCTCTCGTCGGTGGGGCCTTCAAGAAGATGGCGCAGGGCTTGGACTCGATGAAAGTCCCCATGGACTCCGTCGACAGCGCGCTCGAAACGCTGAAGAACACCACCTATGAATCCGCCGCGGCGAACTCTGCCGCGAGTGTGGCGCAGTGGGAGAATGCGGAGGCCGCGAAGAAGGCGACCGAAGCGCTCACCAACGTTCCGACGGGCTTCAAGGTGGCCCTCGCTCGCTTCAACGCGCAGGACCCCGTGACTGCATCCGGGGCGACCGCGTCGTCGGTGGTTGTTGCGAGCCCGGTTGTTCCCGCAAGCGTCAGCAACATCAGCGTCGGGCAGATTGTCGTCGAGGCCGCCGAGGACCCCGCAGAGACAGCGCGCAGCGTCTATGCCGAGCTGAAGCGTCAGCAGGGGCGGCGCCGGGGCAATTCGGAGTGGATGAATGGGAGGTACTGACATGCCCTTCCTCTCGTTGAATGGGCTGTCCGTGCCGGTAGTCGAGGCCCGGCGAAAGCAGGTGAATATCGGCTCGGACTCGCGTGCCTTCGGCGGGGCGTACCGACTGGGGCGGCGTGCTGTCCGCCAGGAGTGGGAGTTCAAGACGGGCCCACTTCCAGTGCCCGAGGCCGCCGCTCTTCGCGGGTTGATTTCGGGGGACGGGCACGCGCTGAGCTTCGACGGGGACACCTACAGCAGCCGGGGGCTTGGGCAGGGCGGGGGCGGGGGAGTGGTGGTGCTGGGCGGGAGGTACGTGAATGCGCTGCGCCTGCCGTCCGCCACCTCTGCGACGTGGGGGATGCAGCTCGGCGCGACGTGGACGACGTTGCACCACCGCTTCGACGGGGCCGCCTCGACGTGGCGGCATTTCGTTTCTCGCAGTGACGGCTTGCGGTGGATGGACGGAGCGCCTTCGGCGACGGGGGGCGGGCTGACCGTCAGCTCCGGCTCGCTCACCTTGTTGGGGGCTGTCGGGCTGACGGACTTCGACGATGTGGTCGCCCTCCCTTTCCTTGTCCCGGACGCATGGCTTGAGCCCTTGCGCGCGTGGCATGTGGCGCGTCCCTGGAGCGCCCTGCCGTACCTGAGCGCGAGCGGGGACTTCGTCGGCGCTTCCGTGAAGGTGCTCGGCGAGGTGCGGGACGGAGAGTTTGTCGAGTTCGTGCGTGCCGGTGTCCGAGTCATCGGTGAGCGGTTCGATTTCACGTTGCGAGAGGTTTAGCTTTCGATGCGAAGTGTTTCAGCTCAGGCCCTGGCCGCCCTGTCGAGTCCTGTCGGCCGCGCCTCACATGTCCGAGTGAAGATTCGTGATGCTGTGCGCGGGTGGGTGAACCTCTGCGCGCTGGATGGTCGCGACTTCGTCGACGCCGTGGAGGTTGACGAGAGCGTGGACCAGCCTGTGTCCGCGGCAACCGTCACCCTGAAGCGTCAGGTGGAGCTGTTCAGCCTGGCGCCGCTGCGGGCCGATGCCAAAGCGAACGCGTTCGGGACTCCACTCATTCGGCCCGGCCGCGAGTGCCTCATTGAAGCCGCCGTGTCGCCCGTCGGCATGCAGCCGGACGCGAGCGACTGGCGCATGCTCTGGCATGGCGAGGTGGACGAGGTGGACTTCGCCGACGAGCAACTCGTCTTTCGCGGGCGAGACCTCGGCGGGCGCCTGCAAGACGCCTTCATCGAAGTCGAGCGCGCATATGGGGACGACGCGGCCGGCGTGCACGTCGAAGCGGTGATGCAGTCCATTCTGAGCGACAACGCGACGGCCGTGCCGCTCTTCGTCCCTGCGTCCCCAGGCTGGAAGATTCGTCGCTACGCGCAGAAGAAGGCGAGCATCCTTGATGCGCTGCGCGACTTGGCTCAGCAGATTGGGTGGGACGTGCGCTACCTCTGGCGGGAGGCGAGCGGCGACTTCGCGCTGACCTTCTACGAGCCGAGTCGGACGAGCCCTGAGATTGCGTGGACACTTGGCCCGAACGACTACCGGGGCGTGACGAAGCTCGCGCTCAACCGGACGGAGGTGCGCAACCGCATTGAAGTCGTCTACTCGGATTCGGGCGACCTGGATGTGACGGGGCAACCCAAGCGCAAGAGCGTCGTCGTCGAGGACGCGGCGAGCCGCGAGGCTTACGGGCTGCGCTACATGCAGATTGCCGAGGGGGCTTCGAGCAACATTGACCGCGAGGTGGAGGCGCGGCGCATGGCCGAGGCCGCACTCTCCGACTTGAAGGAGCCCCTCGCCGAGCAGGAAGTCGAACTCGACTTCTACTTGCCGGTCGAGCTGGGCGACCTCTACCGCTTCAAAGTGAACGGGGTGCACTACTCGGACGACCAGACTCTTGCGGTCGTGGGCTACCGCCACGCCTTCTCGTCGGACGGCGACGCGGTGACGACGCTCACGACGCGGGGGAAGCCCTCCTATGGCGTCTCCATGTGGCTGGAGATGGACGCACGCCCGGGGCTGAGCGAGCCGCGGCACACGTCGCCACCCCTCAACCCGTTGGGCGTGGTGGTGTCGCCGGCAGTGAATGGCTTCACCTTGTCACTCACTCCCGCGCGAAGTGGCCCGCCGGCTACGGAGTACGAGCTGCACGTCTCCTCGACGAGCGGCTTCGTGCCGAGCAGCTCCACGTTGCGTGGCACCTTCGACATGACGAGCTTCTCGGTCTCGGACCTGATTCCGGGCGCGACGTACTACGTGTGCGTCGTCCCCCGAGACCGCTACGGCAACCGGGGTGCTGCGTCGTCGCAGCTCGCCGTTGTGCCGCTGAAGCTCGACGGGGCTTCGCTCGCGGAAGGGGCGGTCGGCTATCAGCACATGTTGTACCCGCCCACCGACAACCTGATTCCGAACGGCTACAACGAAGCCGGGACTCGTGCGCTGGGGAAGTCCCCGGACGGCGACAGGCTCGTCGAGGACCCCGTCAACGCGCGGCAGGGGCGATGGGTGCGCCGAGTCGACTTGGGCGCGGCGGGGACGATGCCGGGGCTGAGCTGGACGGGCGGCTACGGCTCGGCTGCGCCAGGTGGGCGCCTCAAGTGCGCGCCGGGGGACCAGTTCTCGGGCGAGCTGTACGTGAAGGCGTCCTCTCCCACCGTGGGGAGCATGGGCACCCTGTACCTGCTTTGGGAGGACGCGAGCGGGAACTACTCGTCGCTGAACGCGTCGAAGGCGCTCGGCCCAGTGGGGAGCGCCTATCAGCGCGTCGCGGTGGCCGGGACGTGTCCAGCGGGTTGCACCGGGGTGCAGCTCTTCTGGGAAACCCTTGTGTTGGCGGGGGATTCGGGCAAGCGCCTCTACTTCGACGCCGCGAGTCTGCGGAAGAAAGTCACGGCGGACCTGATTGCCGCGAACACGTTGCAGACCTCGAACTATGCCGAGGATGGCAACGGCACTCCGACCGCGGGCGCGAAGCTCGACAACGTGGGGACGACGCTCAAGGTCGCTTCGAGCAACGTCCAGGTGGGGCGCTACTACCTGAGCGACGGCTTCTTCCGCTCCATTCAGGGCCTCGCGGACACGGGGAGTCGCGTCTACTACCGGGGCAACAACGACGGCTCGCCGAACGTCGACCGTCTGAGCATCCAGGTTGTGGAGGGCCTCTGGATTGCGGGAGGGGCGGGCGGCGCGTCGGCCTTCACCTGGGCGCACTACCGGGCCACGCTTCAGCCGCAGTCCGCGAGTGACAACCTGGACGCCCTCCGCTTCCTGGAGGTTGGCTTCTTCTGGGCTTACAGCGACAGCAGCGCCCCGGAGTGGCTCTATGGGACTTCTGTTCCCCTGCCTGACCGGAAGTACCAAAACGGCATCGTAGACGGTGACTCCGCCAACGCGGTGAGCGCGGGCTTCACCTTCATGTACGGGGACAGGTTCAACCGGCTTCGGGATGGCACTTCGCCGAAACTCCTCTACCTGAAGGCCCGCATTCACAACGCGAGCGGCTTCAGTGCCGAGCGGTGGTTCTACCCGCCGAGTGCCTACAACGTGGACATGGTTCGTAGCGCCACGGGGCCCGCCGCGACGCCGTCCAGTGGTGCGGGTGGCGATGAGCCGGGCCACGGGACGTGTGTGGCGCCCTGGGAGCCCGTGCTGCTGGGGGATGGGACGGAGTTGCCCGCCGAGCTACTCAAGCCGGGCATGCGGGTGCTCACCATGCACGAGGATGCGCGCGACGGCGGCATGTTCGAGGTAACGGGTGTGAGTCGCCACCATGCCGAGCGCTGCAAGCTCGTCCTGGAGGACGGCCGCGAAGTCGTGGTGACTCCGGACCATCGCTGGCGGACGGTGTCGCGCGGCTGGTGCCGCACCGACGCACTGCGCCCGGGAGAAGTGATTGACGGCTTCTCTCCGGGGAGAGTCGAACGTGTCGTGGCCGCGCCTTCGGGTGACGTGATGAAGATCACCGTCCGTACAGCGCGAACCTACGCCGTGAAGGGGCTGCTCGCTCATAACCTCAAGCAGCGCGATTAGAGGTCGTGGTATGACTGGCTCGACGAGGGCTAGCTTAGATCTTCGAGGATCCTTTGGATTCTGGGTTTTGAGAAATAGTAGAACTCGCCGTACTCGGTGATGTTCTTTCCTTGTGTATTGCACCATGGGACTTGGCCATACTGTTCGCGAAAGGCCAAGAGAAATGCCCGCTCAAGCTTGACCCATGTCTTTACGTTTTGTCGTGGGCGACAGGTAATTATTCGCACGTCAAGCGAGCCGACTCCCCTTAGGCCGAGAACGTGGTCAGTCCAATATGCCGCGCTTTGAGCTACCCGTGCAACGCCATTCTTGGTTGTTCCAATGTAGGCGATGCGACTCCTGCCTCCTTCATATTTTAGTTTCTTGTTGGCAGTGATTATGTAGACCAGTTTGTCGCGCCCAGCTGCGACTCGCGTGACGTGCATGGCCTCTTCTCGCTTTAGAGATACGTCGAGTCTCCTGATTGGCATGATCTGATCTCTTGGGACAGTGTTAGAGTACGGCTTGGGGCTAGATGCCTGATTCGACTCTGTGCTTGTTGAGAGCGTCGATGCTGGGGTGGGAGTCCTTTTTTTGGGGAAGTCTAAGCTTTTGCCCATGCAGGCTGGCGTAGTGTGAATGCCTGATGCGTTCGTGCAGGGTGATGGTCCAGTCTGCTGTGTTGATGGCGATTAGTCCTCTGTCGAACAGGATGTGGATGTCTGCTCTGAGGAGCAGGCCGTTCTGAATGATGTTTGTGGCGTGTCCGTTGTAGGGAAGGATGTGTGCGGCTTCGAGGGCGTCCTCAGAGTCGCAGTGTGTAATTGCGCATTTGTGATCGTATTCTGCGAGTAGCTGTTTGCGAAACGCTGGTTGTCCTTGACGCTGGGCGATTGCTGTAAGAATGCGGTTTCTTGCGTCCTTGATGCTGCGAGGGGTGAACTCACCGCCGGTGTCGAGTGTTGCGCCGGTGTTGGCAATGTCGGTCGCGGAAATGATGGTTGGTGAGATGTGGTTGGCGAGTGTTTGTTCGAGAGTTTCTAGTTCTGCTTCGGTGGCGTAGAGAGAAGTATAGAGGTAGATTTTCTTTTGGGGGTTGCCTCCTGTGGCCTCGGGACCTTGTCCGACTGGCCTCTGAGCGGCGCCTATGGCGATTCTCAGGGCATTCATGTCGTTGATTTCGGAGAGCTTTAGCGGAAATGAGTAAGGGGGTCTCAGGTTCAGGTGGAGCTGAGCTGACGAGAGGTGTTCTGTTTGTGGTGAATAGGGGGCGACTTCGGCATTTTGGATCTCGGCGCCCAGTAGTTTTAACCGCTCTAGTAGTAGGAGGAGTCCTTCGTTGTAGTCTTGGTTTTTGTTGTTTGGTGTGTCTTTTCCTCCGAATTTTGTTTCGAATACTAATTTAACGCTGTCGGATGCCAGTCCCAGTGAGAAATGGGCGTCTAGAATTTGTCCGGAAGCGTTTCTTACTGCGCGCTGGGTTGGTCTGTTCATGTCGATCTCCCGTCTGTGGTGAGGTGTGTCGTGGGGCTTTCGATGTTCGATGGAGCTTAGTGTTGCTCGTGCCATTAGGTGCGGCCCTGCTGATGGTACTCTAGGGTGCTGATGGAATTCTGCTCGCGTCAGTGCCCTAGACTCTTGTTGTTTTGGCCGTCTGTAGGGAGTGGCCTGCCAGTGGTGTCTTGAGCCACTGCCGAAATCCGCACGCATTTACCCAGGGCAACCCATACCCAGGTAATGACGTGACCGCCGAAGAGCTTCAGTCCATTCAGATTGCCGTCGGTTCCCTGCTGGGGACGGCCGGGGTTGGTGTTCTCGCGTGGGGGGCGAAGTCGCTCGTCAGCGAGATCCGTTCCCTCGTCGAGAAGGTCGCGCGGCAGGACGAGCGCATCAACACCCTTGCGGTGGAGCTGGGTGCGCTTCGCCGTTGGCGCGACGAGTTCCACGCGGGATTGCCCGCCCAGGTCCGGCAGACCGTCGAGCTTGAGCTTCTCCGCATCGCGCAGGAGCGGGGGCACTCATGA